ACCCAATGTTAAACCTAATGATGCCCATGAGATGAAGTTGCAGATATTCCAGCAATGGTTATCTCAACCTGATGTGGCACAAAAGGTACAACAAGATCCTGCCTTACAGGAGCGTATTTCCAATTACCTGCAACAAAGACAGATGCAAGTTCAACAGAAAGCGAACGCTGAGATTGGTAGGCTGGGAGCAGCACCCACACAATTTGGAACAACAGGAGCAGCATCAACAGGAGGATAAGATTATGCCAATGGGAAAAGGGACTTATGGGACAAAGGTAGGTAGACCACCTAAGAATAAAAAGAAGAAGTGTGGCAAGCGGAAGACCAAGTAAAGTAAATAGCCCAAGGCGTATCCGTAAAGGTGAACCTGGTTATGGGAAAAAGAAGTTTGTAGTCTATGCTTCTGAAGGTGGAAAGAAAAAGACTATTCGTTTTGGTGACGCAAATTTAAGTATCAAGAAAAACCAACCTGCTCGCAAGAAAAGCTATTGTGCAAGGTCAGGTGGTATTAAGGGAAAAAGTACAAAACTAAGTGCCAACTATTGGTCACGCAAAGCATGGAATTGTTAAATGAGTCTATACAAAAACATACACGCTAAAAGAAAACGTATAAAAAAAGGTAGTGGTGAGAAGATGAGAAAGCCTGGATCGAAAGGCGCACCAACTGCGAAGGCATTTAAGAAAGCAGCTAAAACTGCACGCAAAAGAAAATAAACGATGAGTCCCCGCAAAAGAAAAACCTACCACGAGATTGACCCAGAGGAAGCAATAACTGCTTTAGCCACTTTAAAAAATGACCCTCACTTTAAGAAGTACATCGAGATGCGAGAAGCAATGCGTGAGGAAGTAATACGCCAGCTTCAAACAAAAGCAATCATCGACTGCACAAATCGACACTACATGATGACAGGTAAGCTCGAAGCAATTGATGAGGAACTCGATACCTTCTATAAAATGTAACTTTTGGTTATAAGATAGTTATCTAGATATGCCCTTGTGACTTTCGTGGGGTAGGTCACAAGGGCTTTTTTGTTGCCTTTTATAGCCCTGTAAACTACATTTTGCTACACTAGGCTATTTATGCCTTGATCTTATGGAAGAAGTAATTCAAGAGGTTGACTCAGAGTCCTCTCAAAACTCCGTGGATAGTTTAACGTCTGGTGAAGGTAACCTAACAATGGCAGAACTCGCATCAAGTCTGATGCAGAAACGCCAAAGCGAGGAAACTGAAACCACAACCGAAGAGGAATCTGAACCCGTTGCACAAGAATCTACGGAAGAAGAGGAATTAGAGGATCAGTCTGCTGAAGAGTCGGATGAATCAGATGAGGAATCAGATGAGCCGCCCGTACAACCTTCAGATGTTCTTTCAAAGTTTAAAGACCTGGACTTGGATTCGTTATCCGAGGAGGAGTCAAAGGAACTCGCCAAGCATCTCAATGCTTCTGCAATCAAGCGGTTTGGAAAACTTACTGCACAGAAGAAAGCGTTACTTGCCGAGAACCAAGAACTCCAGCAGCAAGTTGAGCAAGCACCCGTGCCTACTGAGCAACCTGCATTCCTAAAGGATAATGCCTTGCACAATGTCAGTGATATCAACGCACTTACTAAAGAAGTTGAGAACCTTAACACGCTCATCGAATGGGCAGACGAAGGGATGGAAAACGAAGTGGAGTACGATGACGCTGGCAATGAATATGTGGTTAAGGATGCTGACAAGACTTACACCAAAGCGGATCTCCGTAGAATCAAAGCGAACGCAAAGAAGATACTTCGCAAAGATGCTCCGGCAAGAGAAGCCTGGATTAAGGAACGTCAAGCAAGTGACCAACAAGCAGTTCAAACTTTCGACTTCCTCAGTGATGGAGAGAGTGATGACTACAAGATGTTCATGCAGGTAAAGCAAAGTCCGCTTTATAAACCATTAGTTGACCACCTACCTAACAGCAACTTCGCACTTGGGTTAATGGTGGAAGGATTAAAGGCAGTTAAAGCGAAACAAGCAAATGCAAGTCAACCAAAGAAATTGAAGAAACCAACTGCACCTGTCGCAAGCACAGAAGCAGGTGCGAGTAAACCAAGATCCGAGGGAAGTAAACTGAAGAAAGCTGTACAAGCGGCTCATGCCAAGTTCGAGAAATCTGGCAATATAGCAGACTACCAAAATTACATAAAACTAAAGCGATCAATCGCATAAATTTAAAACAAAATTAGGAGGATATAAAAAATGGCTAAGAGTACTACGTACAATACTGCTGGAAATCGTGAAGATTTAACTGATATAATTTCAGTTCTAGAACCAGAAGCGACACCGTTCGTTTCAATGATGAAAAAAGGAAAAGCAACAGGGACATTCTTTGAAGTTCAAGTTGATAAATTAAACTCACCAGAATTTGATGGAGTTTCCGAAGGCGAAGATGTTGGAAACTTTAAGAATCAATCTGCTGACCGGGCGCGTATTGGGAATTATATACAAAAGTTTCGTGATACATTTATGACCAGTGATCTGCAAGAGCTTGTTGACACAGCTGGTGTTGCATCAGAATTTGCAAATGCTGAGTCTAAAGCAGTACGCAATGTAAAACGTTCAATTGAATCTGCATTCTGTTCTGCACAAGAACGTCAAGCAGACGCTGGAGCAGGCGCACCTTACAAAACACGAGGCATGTTAAAGTGGCTTGGAGTTGGTGGACAACCTTCTGACGTTCCTACATTTGCACAAAATGTTGCTAATGACACAGGTGGAACTCCTGTAACAGAAACTGAGTTCAATGCTGTACTTCAGTCTTTGTACGAAGCTAACGGAATGCCTGGTGGACAGTTGACCTTACTTGCAGGCCCAACATTGAAGAAAGATATCTCTGGATTCTCTCGTCAACAGGCAGCTACTAACGGAACTTACGTTGTAAATCAAGATGCAGAATCCAAGAAGATAACCTTATCAGTTAATATTTATGAGGGAGATTTTGGGAATGTGGCAGTAGTTCCTTCGCTGTTCATAAACAGAACAAGCGGAAGTGACGCAGTTGACGCAAACGCAGGACTCTTAATTGATCCTGAGTATGTATCCATGATGTCCTTGAAAGCTGAGTCTGTAACTGAGCTTGAGAATCAAGGTGGAGGCCGCAGAGGTTTTGTAGACGTAGTTGCTGGATTGGCATGTTTGTCACCTGTTGCTCACGGATATTTTAACTAATAACACTTAAAATAAGGAGATTTAAGAAATGGCTAATACAGCAGTAACATTACCAAGCGCTCGCAAGAGTGTATTATCTAACCAAGAACGCGCTCAAGGGTTTACCCATAAGTTCAAAGTTCTGTACACCGACGTTGATGAAGGAGGAGGATCAACTGATACAGTAACTGTAACTCTTGGTGACACACCTACAGACTTCGTTATCTCAAAAGCTATGGTTAATGTAACCACCGCCTTTGCTGGAACAGGAGCATTCGCAATTGAAGTTGGTACGGACGGAGATCCAAACAACTTCATTACTAGCACAAGTGTTGCTAGTGCTGGCCCAATCATTAGTGAGGTTGGAGCAAGCGTTAAAACATTAGCAGGTAGCTTTGCCGCTGCTTCTGATGTGTTGAGCGCAGTGTTCACTAACTCGACATCCGGATCACCATCTGCTCTTACAGCAGGTGAGCTAGACATCTATCTAGCTATGCATTCCGCAAACGACGTAGGATAAGAAACGTTTAGGATTTGGGGAGTGATCTGCAATGCGGGTCACTCCCTTTTCCACATCAATTTATTATGGCAGAAATATTCATACCTAAATGGGGCAAGGCACAAGGCAATGGTTCACAATTTATGAAGAACCTAGAGAAGCACTTACGTTACGAAGTAGACTTGGAAAAGTACGAGGCAAAGAAACGTGAGATTGAGTGTGGCAAGGAGAACGGTGAAGGTGGACAAGTCGAGGGACTTGGACAATTAAAAGGCACAATACCTGCCCGTGAATATTTCCGCTGGCATCAATACAAACAGGGATGTTGGGGGGATAAAGCGTTTACGAATGAATTTTTTCGGGACAACCCACATCTTAAAGCAAAATCATTTACCAAGAAGACCTTCGTAGCAGGAGGTTTTACTAAGCCCAGCTTCGCATGAGGAAGATAGCAGTAAGCACAATGATCACCAACCTGGTAAGTATGGTTGGCGTAGATTCATTCCTTACTGCCGAGTCAACTGCTGCTGTACGTAGCTTCAATCGCTTTGGCAAGTTGGCATGGGATCGCACTGCATGGCCATTCAATTCAGTCATCTCACAAATTATACCTGACCTTCGAGTACGAAGCGTACAAGTAGGTAGTGGTGGATCAAGCTATACATCTGCCCCAAGTGTTTCCTTTAGTGGTGGAGGTGGTAACTCAGCAGCAGCAACTGCAACTATTAACTCAGATGGAGAAGTAAACGGAATCGCAGTTACAAACAATGGCACTGCATTCACAGGAGTACCAACAGTTAGTTTTAGTGGTGGTAGTGGAAGTGGAGCAACTGCAACTGCGAGTATGCTTACATACATTGATTTTGGCACAACTATAAGTGAGATATTTCGAGTCACTGAGAATGATCCATATGGTACAGCAAGCACATCAGAATTAGCATTTAGAAACATACAGGATGCAAGTGGTAGCTCTGAGTATGGAGAAGCAATTCTACCTGACCGAGCAAGCAACGCACCTGTGTGGGTACACTACCGGGCAGGCTTTCCAGAATATGCAAGCGACTCAACAGTATTCCCATATGTATTTAGCGAATATGCGATTGTGGGGGCATACGGGGATTGGTTACAGAGTGACGGCCAAACCGATAAGGCGCAGGTAATCTATCAACAAGCAGAAGCAATTTTACAAAGTGAGTTAGACAAACTTGAAAGACAGGAAGGTCAGACTCAACCAATACAATTTATCACTTACGGAACTACAGCAGCAACATCTGCATAACAGGAATAAAATTATGGCATCAGAATACAGAGGTTTAGGACTTAATGGAGGTACTTATATTAATACCACAGATGCAACGACAGGTAAATTCTTTGCGATCCTTGCAACGGAAGACACAGTCATTGCGAGTATAACAAGTAACATTGAAAATTTGTCTGACATTACAAACTCACAGGACGGAACAGTTTTATCTGCAAATACTGCGATTTATGGAAACATAAGTTCAATCCAACTAACAAGTGGTGCAGTTATAGCGTACAACATTTAATGGCACTTACACTTGACATCAATCTAAGCGTAGGACGCGCAACGACCTCGTCAGGAGTACCATCACCTAACCTAGTAATACTTACACAGGCAGGTGCGTTCATGCAGACCGAGGATGGTAAGTATTTAGAATTTGAATTTTAACCCAATTAGAAAATGGCAAATAAAAAGATAACCGCACTTCCAGAACTATCTGCCGGAGATAGAGCAACCACTGATGTCTTACCAATTGTTGACATCAGCGGAACTGCAACAACTAAGAAGATAACTGTTGCTAACTTAGTATCTGCCACAAGTGCAGGTTCACTATCAAGCTACGATTTTAATGGCAATGCAATATCTGGCTTTGATGCTAGTATAAATGATCAGACAGGAACGGCATACACTTTATTAGCTGGAGATAATGGTAAGGTAGTAGTTCTTGATAATGGGTCAGCAGTTACAGTAACAGTTCCAAGCGGATTAGGTGCTGGATTTAATTGTAGCTTCGTTCAGAAAGGTGCAGGTCAAGTTAGCTTTAGTGCTTCAGGTACTACCATTAACAACAGACAGTCTCACACGAAGATCAATGCTCAATTCGGAGTAGCTAGTATTGTAGCTTATGCTGACAATGTTTTTGTTTTAGCTGGAGACACAGCTTCCTAAGTATGTTCGTTCTTCCTACATTCAGTCTTGGGGTGGTAGGTAGTCCTACCGTACCTGCTTCAGTCTTTGACGACACATTAACATTCCCAACCATTCAAGTATTCGATAACGAGTCAGAGTTTATAACTCAAACGGATGCACCTAACTACACCATTGTCCACGCTAAAGACACCGATAAGTTGTATGTGTGGGACGGTAATTATTGGTACATTTATAACAACAATTAAGATTTAACATGAGTACATTAACAAGTTACGCATCACAATCCGCTAGGGATTCATCAGCACCAGCATCAAGCAACACAGGTCTTTGTATATTTAGATCAGATACTAAAGCTATCGAAGTATCAGATGGTAGTGACTATCTTACCTACTTCAATGATGGAGTTTCTGTAGGTGTAGGCACAAACACTTTAACCTTTGATGGTAGTACAGATGTAGCTACTATTCCTGATGACCTATCATTACAAGTTACTGGTGATATGTCTATATGTGCTTGGTTTCAACTGGATGTCACTTCAGGTTATCGAGGTCTGGTAAGCAAACGAGATGCTGGTGGAACTAACTATGTTATGTATACAAACGGAAACAAAATGGTAAGTTTTGACGGATCAGTTTTAAGAGCTGACACTACTACTTTAAGTACAGGAACATGGTATCACGGAGTTATAGTTTTTAATTCAGGAACTTCTACTTTGTTTTATATAAACGGAAATTTAAGTAGCACTCAGGGATTTTCAACAATATCAGCAAACGATGCTCCATTACTCTTTGGGTATGATGGTGTTGCTAGTAGATTAGACGGAAGATTAGATGATGTAGCTATTTATGATAAAGCGTTATCAGCTGAGGAGGTAAGTCTTGTTTACGGAGGTGAGCTTCCAACAAGTAATTTAATAGGGCTGTGGACTTTTGAGGGAGACACAGGAACGACTGTTACTGACAGTTCCACCAACAGTAACAATGGTACGCTTTCATCTAGTAATATGTTAGATACAACAGGACAAAGATCATGATAAGTTATGTAATTATAAATAAATCTGAAGTATCTAGTTTAGATTTTGATACAGTTTTAAATACCAACTCTGAGTTGTTGAGATATTCTTTGGATGGTTCTCAGGCGATAGTTAAATATGAAGGTACGCAACCCTTCGACCTATTAGGTAAAACAGAATATACTGAAGAAAGTATAAAAGATGTTGTAAGTGGTCTTGAGTGGTACGACCTTGACGCTGTAATTTAAAACTTATGCAAGAAACAGCCCTGGCGAGTAATGGCAACTGACGAAAAGGATGCGATAGGCGAGAACTCAGTTGTGAAGGCGAATGTTGCTTTCATGTTGAAAACTATTTCTGCCGTAGCCCTTGCCACATATAGTTTCGTTACGATTAAGTCGGATATAGATGACCTTCGTAACGAGAATGTAAGGTTGCACCATGAGGTCGATATGAACAGTGAGTTCAGAGTCAAATGGCCAAGGGGAGAGTTAGGTGCATTACCTGACGATGCCGAGCAGAACATGAGACTTTTATTCCTAGAGAAACAAGCATTAAAACAAGACGAATTACTTGAGCAGTTAAGGTACGGGGGAGCAAGGTGACATGGAAGTTAGTCACTATATGTTTGCTGGCCTTGGGGTTGCGTTATCCATACTCGCATTTTTCATCAAGCGTAACAAGTGGGAGATAGATGATATGAAAGACCGACTCCGACAAGTGGAAATCTCTGCTGCCGGGCAAATAAAAGAAGTTAGTCATCTTAATAAATTATCCGAGGACAGGCGTGAGGATATAAAAAAGTTATTCGAGAAGATGGAGGCTAAATGAAATGTTTGAACTCCTTACATTATTTCTTACAGGAGGTGGTTCTGCGGCAATGGGAAGTATTCTTAAAGGCGTGTTTGGTGCGATTACAGATGCTCGTTCGCAGAAGCATGAAATGGAAATGGCTAGGGAATGTAGGAATAATGAATTTGCTATGCAGTTCCAGGCATCACTCAATAGTGGTGCTAGTGGAGCTTTTACTCGTGCTACTAGGCGCATGCTGGCTCTTATTGGGATGTTCACACTCTCGTTCATTACCTGTATCACCACCATCTACCCCTCAGTTCCGCTCGTCAGTACAACAAACATTACAGGAGAGGGGAGGAAAGAATTTCTATTCGGACTCCTCAGTTTTCCAGCAGAGCAAGCCCCTTTGGTTGTTACAACAGGACATATCGCACTCTTCGAAGCAACAGTAGTGCTACCCTTAATCATAGGATTTTACTTTACACCAGGAGGCCGTCGATGATGGTTGACCGAGTTTCAGTTTTAGGAATGTCAGGCACAGCAGCAACCTTTGGATTGTCAACAATTGATACATTTCTTGGCATTGCAGTTGGTGCAGTAACCCTAGTCTACATGTGCATAAAGCTATACCAAGAAATTAAGAAGAAGTAATGGCAAGGTATCGTACAACAGGCAGATTGGATGACCAAGTTCTACAAGACGGAGATCGTGGATTTCGTGGTGTAAACTCATACCTTGAACCTACTAGCTTAGAATCTGGATTTGTACAAACTAGCGAGAATATGCGCTTGTCAGGTGACCTAGCAGAAGTACGCAAGGGTATAGACTTCTTAGCAGGCGCAGTTACACTTAGCTACAATGGTACAAATGAGATGGTCTTTGCATCCACGCTCTACTCTGATCCGGCAACAGGAAATGAATATGTGGTAGTTGCCACCAAGGATAAAGTAATACTATGGAATGATGCTAACAACTCAGGCATAGATATTGATTATCCAGGCAGTGAAGTTGTGGCCACGGCAGATGGCGCGAGCTTCGTGCAGGCATTAGAAAAACTCATATTGTTTCGTGGTAAGAATAAGACACCACTTGAATGGGATGGAGATGTAAGCAATGACTTTGTGGTTAAAGCAAATGGAAGTCCAGGTGCAGGGCGCATACAATGTCCAAACACAGATTATGGTGTATTCTTCCGCAATCGCTTAATCATCCCGCAACCCACAGATAGTAACTATACAGTCTTAATGTCTGACTTGTTGGACACAGATAATTACTACGCTGCTGAATCACAATTTAGAATAAATAAAGGAAGTGCAGATTTTCTTGTAGGCTTTTTTCCTTACCAAGAAGATCAGTTAATCGTGTTTATGCGTAATAGCATTCATATGATTAACAACGTTGCGACAACTTCCGCATCTAATACCTACGAGATTACCCGTCAGCATGGATGTGTGGCACGCAAGTCAATCGCACAGTCTGGCCCACAAACATTCTTCCTGTCAGATAATGGGGTCATCGTCCTGTCACCAGGTACAGATCCTGCCAAGGGACTTGGGGTAGCTATTAGTAAAGTCAGTGGTGAAACCATACCCATGACTCGACCCATACAAGATCAATTTGATGAGGTTAACTTTGCACATGCAGATAAGTCATGCGGAATCGTGTATGACAACGCTTACTATCTAGCAGTACCTACAGGTAGTTCAACAGTACCTAATAAAATCTTTATCTTCTCACTGCTTACATCCACATGGACAAGTGTAGATTCCTACCCAGCAATGGCAGGCAGCTTGGCATTTCATGTAGATGACTTTGTGATTTGCTCGCACGGATCTAACCCAACAAGACGCAGACTATTCGCATGTAACGACACAGGTTGGTATCTCATGGAAGAAAACTCCATAGATGATAGCGGACGCAAGATAGGTAGTACAAGTGAGTCAGGCACAACTGCGATTGCAGGCAAGCTAGTATCTCGCTCCTTCACCTTTGGAGACATTAGCGTGAAGAGTTGGAAGCGTGGACAGGTTGGTGCAAACACAGTTAATGCAGATGCATTTAATATTAAGGTCAACACGCTAGACCCGGATGCAAGTACAACAGTATTAAGCCACACAGCAGATGGCACGGAAGAAGCACTCTTCCGCTTTGGTACGGGTCGTACCCGTGGGTATGGGGCGAATATTGAGATTAATGTCACAGCAGGCAGACCGAGTTTTAGACATCTAAGTTTGGAAGCAATAGGAGTCGGAGCAAATGCACGTAGAGAGGTGGCATAATGGCGATTACGTGTACGGTCACTCGTGGATTTACTTTCGCAACAGGCGTGGATTTAAGTTCAGCGAACCTAAACGAGTTGGGCGAGCCAACAGTTACAGTTCCAAGTGTAACCGATACAACAGTAGTGCTAAAGAGTTTTGCGGTTGCGGATCTGCCAAGTGCTGGAACTGCGGGCAAAGTGGTCTACTGTACAAATGGGGATGGTGGCAGTCCATGCCTAGCATTAGACAATGGATCAGCATGGTTAAGAATAAACTTAGGTGCAGCAGTAAGTGCAACTGATTCAGAGGAATACATAATCGCAGAATGAATATACTAGAACAGGCAAAGGAATTTTACGACACCACTAAGGGTGACATGTTTAAGGATTTAAGTGCCTATGCAGCGTATGGGTATGTATTTATTACACCACAAACCATGTTGCTTGGAAAAGCAGTTAAGTCAGATTCAGACAAACATCCTGATGAGCAATGGGGTGTAGTTGCACCAGATGCATGGTATGTAAAAACTGCAATCGGAGAGAATGCAATTTCACAATTTATAAACAGTATTCCATACCCACTGCCTTTTGTTGGGTGGATGAGACAATTAAAACAAAAACCTATTAAGTGGTACGACTTTAATAGAATCAATCGGAGGAAATAACAATGGGAGGAGGAGGAGACACAAATAATTATCCAGCACAACCATCTTATGGTGAGGGTATGCGTGAAGCACTCGAAGCACAAGTTGCATTACTAACAGGTGGTAAAGTTGGAGAGGCAGACTTTAGAGGAGTTGGTTCACTTGAAGATTTGCTTCCACTCGAACAATCCATCCGTGAGAAAACTGCACAAGCAGACACAGATATTCTTAGGCAGACTTTGCTAGGTGGTGGTAGTAAAGAAACATATGCACCAGATGGTAAGGTCATTGTTGGTTACGAAGATGCTCCAGACTCAAGCGGTGGATACAAGATTGTTGATACAAGTACAGGGACAAGATACAGGGAAGGAGGGCCAATGGGTCGTGGATACAGCTATGATTGGGGCATAAGAGTCATAGATACTAAGACAGGTAATGTTGTTCACGAAGAGAATGGTGAGTACAATCATGCGCCTGCATCATCTTATCCTAATGAACAGGTAGATAGTAAGGGGAACATTTATGTAAATTCTCCAATTGACGTAGCTCATATGGAGAGAATTAAAAAAGATGTCACACAAAAATCACTAGAGAAAAAAGATTTATTTAGTCCCGAACAAATTAGCACATATTTCAATGCGGACTATCCAGACTCCTT